CGATTGTGCCATTTTTAATTGAACCAGCAGATTCCCAACTTGCACCACCATGCAATAGGTTATCTCCAAATTCAAATAGTTGTTCGTTTTGAACAACTTTGTATCTTTCGCCAACAACACCTAAAATGTCTGTGCCGTTGTCAAATGGATTAGTGCGTGTCACATAGTAATTTGATTTGTGACTACGATAGTTTTCTGGATTTTGAATTTCCTCTAACTGTATATTCCAATTAGATAGTTTTGCACTATCTAACATTGTGCTAGTGTTAATGTGTTCGTCCTTATCGAACAACACGTTTGCTAGACCATGCCAAGCAGGTGCACCTCTAAGTGCAAATGCTACTTGCCCATCTTTTTCTTCTAAGGCGTGTGCCATAGGGTTTTCCTTTCGTTGTAGATATTTATATCTTATATTAAAGGTCTGACAATGTCAAGGATTTCAGGATTATATTTCTACTCTTCTTAAAAGAACAAATCGGACATCGGTTGCGCGATCCTGGAGCCGCAAACCCTACGGATGCGGTCCAGGTTCTAAATACCGTTGTGGAACCTAGGTGATTACACAGTTCAAACCACAGCGGCATTTAGAATTCTATTGTCTACCAACTAGATTGATATTTGAATGACCATTCTTCGGGGTATTCAGTCAAGACCTTTTCTAATTGTTCTATAGTGTCTTGAATATCACTAAAGTAGTATTCGTTATATTCATAGTTACCAAAGAAGAATCCCTCTTGCCTTGGCAATAAAGTTTTTGCCTCTTCTTTATCTATTAATACAATCTTACAAGTATCTAATAATAATTGTAGTTGGTCTCGTGACACGTAGTATTCTTCACAGTTGTCAACACCATTTTGGACGTGGTCAACAAACCATTTATGAATCTGATTTGCTTTTCTCCAATAAGCAACTTGAACTTCTAGCGTTGCAGTATCAAGTGCAAACGGTGCCTCTTGAACTAGTTTATTATAAAGGTCTGGATTTTTCCAGCCATTGAAAGTCATTTGTCTTGCTGTTAAATACATATCTAATCCCATTTGAATTCCTTTTCTAGTAGGGTTGGTGAGCAGTTTATACCCATGCTCAGGGGGTTGTCAAGAGTGGGGGCTAGGCGATTTGCAAGCCCCGACCCTTGCCTTTGGCTACCATGTATATGGAACTAATATCCATGTGTATGGTTATGCCAAATCTATAAGTATCTACTTACAGATTGGTAAGTTGAGGTTGAGACTACTTCCTCATCTGACATACTTAGAACACGAATTGCATTTTGTATTTCTGCAAGTCTATCCTCGAAGCCACCAATATAGTTGCGACCATATCCTTGTGATTGAAAGGGTGGCTTAGGTGCTTCTGGTTCTACTGGTATCTTATCTCTTGGAACTTCTACTTCAACATCAACTCTGATATTGTCATCATTATGCCAAGCATTTCTAACAGAAATAGTCTTTTGTTTATCTTTTACTGAGTCAAGATGAGCATAAGCAATCTGGGCTACTTTGTTTTTCCAATCAGCGTAGTCTGTTTCATGCTTACTTAATAGCAACTCATAATTCATTTGTTGGTTTTTCATTTCTTCTACTTTTACTTCTAATGCTTTGATAACCTTAGTTCTGGCTACCTTTACATTTATTGCTTTTGCCATTTTATTTCCTTTGTTAGTAGGGTTTTACAATCTAAACATAGCATAAGTCTGGGATTTGGGCAAGCCCCCTCTTAACTTAATCGGTGTGATATTGGTCACAACTGCGCCGCCAAGGATCCAGGGCGATTAAAAATTATCTTCCGTCTAAGTATTTAGCACCCTCCCAATCTTGACCTTTATCACTAGTAATAATTGAGGTAATGCCAATAATAAATCCTAATAATGGAATAACAACTATAAATATAAATAGGATTATCATTATTAGAGCAAATACTATTTTCATTTTTTAGTCGCAGAGAACAATATATTATTCCTTCCAACTACACATTGAGAACATTTTACACATGCACTACCACCTTTGTCAATAAGAGGAATTTTCTTATTATTTTCAGGACATGGAATACCCTTGGCATTAACTAGATTAAGTAATTGCTCTTTACCCATAGCGAATGTATCTGCAAGATATGCTAATTTTATTCCATGGTCAATAGATAGCACTTTAGCATTATCAACATTTTCACTATCGGTAGAATAATATAAGGATAGATTAGGAATGTCTTTAAGAATTAAAGCAGCAGACTTTACTCTTGTATATACCCAAAATTGTATGTCAGGTTGTTCCTCAATAACTGAACGCCATGCGTGTGTGTATTCCTCATTAAAGAAATCGCCATCCCAGTGAATACGAAATAGCATTTCGGCATTTCTTTTAACACAGTCTTTTTTGAAATCTGCTACCATGTCGGATAATAAATCGAACATAGTTATTCTATCAGCGTCTTTTAGTAATTCCCAATTATGCAATAGATTAGCCTTGACTGCCTTGTATAATTTTTCTAGTTTTCCTGCATAACATACTTTCTCACATATGGATGTAGCACTAGGGCATGAATAATTTTTTCCAGCAGGTAGACCAAATGTATTTTGAATTAAACTACCATTACCAGCATTATTAACTAGGTTAGTAACTTTTCTATCGTGTGAGCGTTTTAACTTATTCATTTTCATCCTTTAAGTAGTCTTTCCATATCTTACTATGTGATAGGCGTTTTTGTCTATCTTTTATTTTATTTTTATGTGTACCAGAGGCGTTGCTACGGCGTAGTCCTTGAACATGTGCTACTTTTCTATCTTTATATGTGTTACTCATAAGATTAACTTATCATATTCGACTGACAAAGTCAAGGATCTTAAAGGGGACAAATCGGACATCGGCTGCGCGAGTCTTTGTGACCAACATCACACGAGCAGGGCTTGACCTTGTCAGACCCATGTGCTAATGTAGTATTAACTACAAACGAAAGGAAGCGATTATGCCGACATTAGAAATCGGACAATCATTTACAACAAAAAAGAGCAAAGTCACAGGCGTTGTTCAAGAAGTTGTAAAAAACGCAAATGGCTCGTTGCGTGTTCGTCTAGTATTACCAAATGGTAAAGAACGCTGGACAACTGCCAAATAAATTGGTAGACTAAAACTAAATAATCTTGGTAGTAGTAGAGAACAAACTACCACCCTACTAACAAAGGAAAACAATGGCTAAAGCAGATAGAGTGATTAGTGACTTACAATCTAAGTTAATGAGTTCTGGTTATTTTACATCAGAAAAAGCACTAATCGAAGTTGCTAAACAAGCATTGGCAAAACTTTCACCAAACAAAGTGCAAGAGTTGTTTAATGTTGATGTGCCTTATGAAATTGCAATTCGTGATTTCGTAACTGCAAATAAATAAATAAAACTTCCTCGGCTTAGGTTTAATTCATTTTCCCTAAGTCGGGGATCCTTATTCTATTCTTCTTAACTTAATGAACAGCACGCACGCGATCACCGCGCGATTTTAGTCCAGGGGATTTTCAATCCATTGCAAATATAAACTAATTAAATAAAAAATAATTCCAGTAGCAATAAGTATTCTCATTAGTCATTACCCCATTTAGTAGTTGCTAATTCAATTAGTGTTGAGTTTTCTATTTCGTTTAAGAATAACATTTGTAGATTAACTAAAAATTGTTTTCTTGCTTCCATGTTATCTACAAGTTGTACCCATAGTTCATCATGTTCAACAAATTTTTTGAGGGTATTGACAATGAAAGTTCTTTCCTCAACTAATTCATCTATTAACTCATGAGTTACATCTTTATCAAATACTTCTTCAACCATTTTATGTATTGGTTTTTCTTTAGGCATTTTTTTCTCCTGATAGTAGTAGGTCTATATTTCTAACCATTTTGTCACAATGCTCTGACAATCTCATTATTTCTTCATTATAGTTAGTTTCTGAATAAGTTGCAACTTCTTGCAATTGGTATCCAGATGTTTTTAGTTTGCCTTGAATTGTTTTAAGCAAATCTATCCATTGTGCTTGCATTAGTTTGCTCCCTCGCAAAGTGGACACAATACGCTTCCGTCTGGATATATATGTCCACCATCTTCATCATAGTTTATATCAATTTTGCACATATCGCAAGTAGTCATTAGTACGCCATGCAATCGTGTCCGTCTAATAATTCTGATGCATCTTCCTCAAAAAATAAATCAAATGATTTATTGCACTCTGCACATGTTGCTTTCATTTTACCCAACCCTCTTGTTCTGCTTGTTCTCTTTTAAGTAAAAAGGATTCTGCAACTTTTCTTGCTAAGTTCCATGCACCCTCACCTCTAACATTGTACACATCAACGCCGTCAAGAATTACACTAGCCCACTTGCCGTCTTTACTTTCAAGAGTCCACAATGTTTCATCATCATAGATTTTTTGCATATCACCAAATTGCGTGATTTCTCCTGCATACCATAGTTGTGTTGAATTAGACACTTTGATAGTCCTTTCTATTTTCTATTTCGCTTATTTTATCATAGTAGGCAGGGTGATTTCTTCTTGACCAACACACCTCACATACAACTTGGAAATATTTTTTATCGTTATTGCATATTTCGCATTTAGCCCAACTAGCCATTTATTTTCTCCTTTACTATTAACTCAAAGTCTAACCCACATGGCAGACAAAGAAACCAATCTTTTTCTGATGATGTAACAACTTGGTATTCATCACAGAATAAACACTTGATACCTTTCATTATGCACCCACCTTATCCATAGCACAATCATAGCAAAGGGCATATTCGTCATTAGTTGGGGGGGTACTCATAGGAATATCCACCTCACATTTATAGCATACTAGACTCATTATTTATTCCAACCATTTCTATTTATATATCCAATTAAAGCGTCATGTGTTACCAATGACTTTAGTGTACCAAGTAGAGCGTAGTCTGCCAACTTAGGGTCACCATATTCAGCACTTAATTCGCTATGAATTAAATCTAGCATTGTATCTTTATTCATTTATTTATTACCTTTCATTTCGTTAATCATGGCTAACATGATTTCTAATCTTACAATATCATTAGCGTCTGACATATCTGTAACGGACACGCCGTTTTCGTCCATATCTATTATTTCTATATAACCCATTTTTATATCCTAACTTTTTATCTTTGATAAAATCCTAACACAAGGGTCTGACAAAATCAAATCCAAACTCGGCGTGTCGCAAAGAAAGTGTAACGCACTCGGGCGTGTCGCCGCGCGGGCGTAGGATCGGCGTGTCGACTTGGTTTTGTCGGGGGTATGTGATAGATTAAAATTAATAACTAACAAAGGATAAAAAATGACATACACAAAACAACACTTCGAACATGTGGCTAAAATATTAAAACAATTTCAAGATGAAATTCCTCAAACAACTTTTGAAGAAATCGTTATGGAATTTGGTGATTTATTTTTAGCCTATAATGAAAACTTTAGCGATATAAGATTCCAAGAGGCTTGTGGAATTAACTGGCGTACGTTTGTGAGGCTATAGTCCGACAAATCGGACAGCCCCCGCGCGGCGTGTGAGGAAGGTCACAAAAGAAAGTGTAACGCAGATACGGCGTGTCGCCCTGTTTTTGTCAGACCCCCCCTATAGAGTAAGAATATAAGATAAAGATTTACTAGAAAGGTAAATAAATGAAGATATACGGAATAGTAAGAGATTATGAAGGATTTGATTTTGATAATTTCTTTATCAATAAAGAAGATGCAGAATTGTATCTAATTGAAATGTTAAAAGATTCTGGTAAAGAAGATTACTCAGATGAATACTCAGTACAAGAAATCGAGGTGAAATAATGAGAGGATACGTTGAAGCCCTAGAGGCTTGGGAGTCTGAACTCCCAGAGGGTGTAGAACCTGATTACGACCAGTTCTACAAGATGTTTAGAGGCGAATAGCCCCTAGCCTGTCTCTATATGAGCCTAGCAAATAAGCCCGAAAGGGATGAGCCTAGCAAATAAGATAGAGACAGACAAATCGGACAGCCCCCGCGCGGCGTGTGAGGAAGGTCACACAAAAAACTTTAAGGAACACGGCGTGTCGATTTGACTTTTAGGATATCCTCTGATAGGTTTAGAATATAACTAAATAGAGATTAGACCTAGTCAATGAGCCTAGCAAATAAGTCGGAAATGTCCGAATGAGCCTAGCGAATAAGTGACCAAGGTCACAAAATCTAAATGGGATAAATCAGACATTAGATAGCAAAAATGTCAGACCCCCCTGCTAGAGTATAAGTATAAGAGGTTAGGTGAGCCTAGCAAATAAGACCCGAAAGGGTATGAGCCTAGCAAGTAAACTAACCTCAACAAAAAAGAATTATCTTGAAAGGATAAAATAAAATGAATAAACAAATTGTAGATATAACTTTCCTATGTGTAGGATGTGAAACCTCTGTAACTAAGATGTGTCACACAGACAATCTATGTAAGATGATGTTTCTATGTTTAGATTGTCACCTAATTAGATTAGGCGAATTAAGAAAGGGGTTATTAGTTAAATGAAAAAAAATATGTATTTAACAGCATACTGCTCTAAGTGTGAGGACATGATTAGAGTGCATAGATTTGATTTAGCAAATGTCCTACTATGTGGCGATTGTGCCATGGATAAGGCAGGTTACTAAATGAATACAATATCAGTTACTAGCAGACTAAATGACGGCTTAGAAGTGCCGTTTATTTACGAGATAGACTCTATCCAAAAGGCTCTAGAGATTATACAAAATACAATCGAACTAGGTGCAGAAATTACGGGGGTAGAAATTAAATGATATCTATATACTCTAAAACATATTACAGAATAGAAAACACTAAATACTATCTATCTAATGCATGGGATACTACTAAGTATCATGTGTCCAATGTAGTAGACAGCATACGCTATGCACATGACGAGACATGGCTAGCAATAGCATTAGTTACTACATGGGTAGCATGTGCCTATATTGCGAGTGTGAACTAATGAACCCATTAGGTATAGCGTTTATTATTCTTGCAATAGTTGTGCCAGTACTGATACACTTTATTAGATTAGCAGAGGAGATAGCAAGATGACATGGAATAACCTAACACGCAGAGGAAAGAACTTAGTCATTGTCCTTTACACAATACTAATGACATTACTACTAGTTATGGTTTGGCATAAGTATGATGTTGATTGTGTTGATAAGTACACAGCCGATATCCTTGCTACTCAATTCCTATATGGTGAGGGTGAAGATGTAGACAGAGCACTAACAGCAATCTATAACAATGGTGGTTGGGTAGAAGATGAGTTCACTGCTGATGTAGAGGTTATCTTCCCTTGCCTAAAGAATGAAGGACTAGTTTAAGAAAATAAAATTAGAGAGCATCTCTAAAATAAAACGATTATGTGCTCTCTAATTATTTTTGAAATCGTTTTTTAAATTACGCATCATACATCTTAGAAAAATACACAGATTTTCTTAAAATGGGTTTATAATGGATCTAAGGATCTAGTAGGGGATACGCTCCCTTAGAACCAAGACCCCCACCTCTAACGACAACGTTACGTGGGGGTTATACAAAAATCGGGGGTATTAATGAATCCTCTTGATTATTTACTATTAGGAACAATGTTAGTATTTGCAATAACATTATATATTTATAGATGATAAAGTCTAATACTAAGAAGTGTATTTGGTGTGGGGAAATAAAAAATTTTTCAGATTTTGATAAATATGATAAATCTACTGATGGTTATAGATCTATGTGTAAATTATGTATGAAGATATCTAAAAAATCGGGTAGAAAATGATCCTTGATTATTTATTCATAAACATATGCGTAGCATCCTTTATTATATATAAAGCATTCAAACATATAAGATAATCATCATATGTAGATATATTTATACCCTTTTATATTCGCACCCTCATATTCTATATTTATATCGGAAGATATAGGGGGATAGGGGTGTACATGTCGCGGAATTTTAAGCGGAAAGCGGTGCGGTATGTGTTGGTGGATACACCGCTTTCCTAGTTGCCCAATCGGATACGAAGCCGACTAGATGGATACACTAAAGTACCTGGGCAGACCGTATATCTATTATATACTAATATTAAGTATTAATCAACTAATTTATTTTCAACGAGTTTTTCTCGTTCATCTATAACTTCAAATGCCCACTTAGAAACACTTTCTTCCATACCTGCAAAGTGGTGCCCACAAAAGTACAACTCGCCCGACACGCCTGTGGCTCGAACATAGGCTTGTGCTTGGCAACGATCACACCTATCGACTGCTGTTAAATAGTATTCAACTTTTTCTTTTGTTTTGTTCATATTCTAATTATAGTGGTATAAATAACAAAAGTCAATGTTATAATTGTTATTACAATGGAAATGAATATTCTTGCTACCCTCGCCGAAACCTGGCAGATGTTAACAGTTGTTGTTATCGCGTTAACCACAGGATATGCAATTGCCAGACGATTCGAAGGAATTTTTGGTAAAAATAAAAAAGGCGATACTTTAATAGAAAGACTAGAAAAAATTGAAAGACAAATATTGCCCAATGGTGGCTCATCAATGTCAGATAAAATTGATTATATTCGCCGAGACCAAAACAAAATGAAACAACAGGTATCTGAGATCTCAGGGGAATTAAAGGTCATTAAAGACATAGTTACAGTTATAGTTGATAAATAATAGTTTGGTATAATGTGATTAGATGATACTTCATCTAGGAGTGTGTCAATATGTCCTTGACCCCAGGACGAGTTAACTTTTTATGCCCGCAAGGAAGCACGTTTAATCGCCGTTTAACTTATAAAATAGAAGATGTACCAGTAAATCTTACTGGATATTCTTCAAGACTTCAAGTAAGAGAAGCCCATTACGCTACAAGCACATTAGTATCTTTAACTTCTGGCAGCGGCATTACCCTTGGTGGTAGTGCTGGAACTATAGATATATTAATATCAGCATCCGCAACAGCAGCACTAAGTGCTGGAAACTTTGTTTACGACCTAGAAGTACAAGCAGCAAATGGAACAGTTGACAGACTTGTTGAAGGATCTTTTATAGTTAGCCCAGAGGTAACCAGATAATGGCTGACGGAAATGTAACTATCGAAGTAATAGAAAACCCAATTGAATTAGCAATTACTGAATCTAACATAGATGTAATAGTAAATGAAACTTTAGTAGAAGTAAGTATCGGAACATCTGGTCCACAAGGTCCATCAGGTCAAATAGATCCTACAGCGTTGGGATATGCTCATACACAAAACATTGCTTCAGATACATGGAACATAACACACGGTTTGGGTTTTGTACCCAATATAACAGTAGTTGATTCTGGAGGAACAGTTGTTGAGGGGTCATATAACTATCCAAATGCAAATACTGTAGTACTATCTTTTTCGAGTGCGTTCTCGGGGAAGGCTTATTTATCATAATGCGAAAAAATAAAGAAATAAAAGGAGAAACAAATGGCTAGAAAATTTTTAACGCCAATTGATCTGAATAAGTTAGAACTGCAAAATGCACGAATTCAAAACTTAGCCTCAGATCCTGCTAGTCCAGTCGCTGGTCAAATTTATTATAATACTGCGGATTCGCAACTAAAGTATTACAATGGTGGAGCATCAGCCTGGCAAGTTATTGGTCAAACAGTAGAACAACTACAAGACGCAGTAAATGATTTATTAGTAGCAGGAACAGCAATATCATTAAATTATAATGATGAGGCTGGAACTTTAACAATTGCAAATACTGGAGTAACAAGTGTTTTAGGAACCGCAAACGAAGTTGAAGTATCTGCATCAGCAGGTGCTGTAACAATTAGTTTACCATCAACTATCAATGCTGATACAACAGGAAATGCTAACACAGCAACTACTTTAGCAACCGCTCGAACAATTAGTTTAGGTGGAGACTTAAGTGGTAGTGCATCATTTAATGGTTCACAAGATATTACAATTAATGCAACAGTTGGAGCAAACTCTGTAGCATTAGGAACCGATACAACTGGTGACTATGTTGCTGGAGCAACCGCTGGTACAGGAATTAGCGTTTCTGGAAGTGGTGGAGAAGGATCTTCTCTAACAATTTCTAACACTGGTGTAACAAGTCTATCTGGAACAGCAAATGAAGTTACAGTATCAGCATCCGCTGGTGCAGTAACAATTGGACTACCAGACGATGTAACAATCGGTGGCAGCCTTGTTGTAACTGGTGACTTAACAGTTTCTGGAAGCACAACCTACCTAAATACAGCAACACTACAAGTAGAAGATAATAAAGTTGTACTAAATAGCAATGCTACTGGTGCACCTACTACAGATGCTGGTATTGAAATAGAACGTGGAGACGCTCCAAATGCAGAACTTTTCTGGGATGAATCAGAAAAGAAATGGACATCTAATAACGGTAGTGCATCATATGCACTCTCATTAGAAGGACACACACATTCTGCTTCTGTTATAACTGATTTTAATTCTTCAGTAAAAAGTACAGTAAATTCATTTATGCTTGATAGCGAAACAATTGATTTTGTATATCAAGATAATGGACCTGGACAAGAAGAATTACGTGCAAATGTAATTCTTTCTGGTGCTGCCTCTGCATCTTTCTTAACAACAACCAATGGTTTAAGTGTAGATAAGGTATCACTAGAAGCAGCATTAGTAACAGATGGCTTCACAAGAAAAGCATCTGCTAATGTTGGAAACGGATCTGCAACAACATTTGCAATTACACATAATCTTAACTCAAGAGATGCTGTAGTAAACGTTTATGACAACTCAACATATGAAACAGTTGAAGTTGACGTAGTTAGAACAGACGCAAATAACGTAACAGTTACATTTGGTATTGTTCCAACTAACAATGCATATCGCGTTGTAATAATAGCGTAATAATAAAAAGTGGGGGGCAGAATAAAATCTGCCTCCTTACAAAAGGATTGATATGGCAAAAAAGTTTTTAACACCGTTAGGTTTAGTAGGTTTAGCCTCGGATCCAGCAACTGGGTCAGAGGGTCAACTATATTTTAATACTACCGATGATGTTGTAAAAGTTTATTCTAATGGTGCTTGGGCTGAGTTAAGTGGCGGTGGATCTGGATCAGTTAGCATTGATTATTCTATAGTATCAAGTGCATCTGCATATGCTTTATCAGAAGCAAATTATTATACAGATACAGAAGTATCATCATTAAATATATTTTCAAGTATAACTACAAACCCTTCTACCGAAACTATTTCTGCAGATAGTAACTCTGATACTTTAACTTTTATTGCTGGTGAAAATATAACTATATCAGCATCAGGTACAACAGATAGTATTACTATTAATTCAACAGGTAATTATACTAATGTTAATTCTATTTCTACCCCCGATTATATACAATTTGATACTACTGCAAATACAAATCCAGTTACTGGATTAATGGGATGGGACTCAGCAGAAGGAACTTTAAACTTAGGTTTATCTTCAGGAAAACATATACACCTTGGAGAAGAGTCAGTTTTTAGAGTCAGAAACTCAACTGGTTCTACAATAGGAAAAGGAACTGCACTTTATGCATCTGGTGTTGAGTCAAGTGGAAGAATACAAGTTACTCCATATGTTGCAGATGGATCAGTTAGAGAAGTTAGATTTATGGGTCTTGCCACAGAATCGATATCAAGTGGGGTAAATGGTTTTGTACAGCATTTTGGATACGTAAGAGATTTAGATACAAGAGGAACTTCATCAACATCAATAAGTGTTGGAGATGAAAACTGGTCTGCTGGAGACATACTTTATGTTCATCCAACAGTTCCTGGTAAATTAACAAATGTAAAACCACAACATGAAATAGTTGTTGCAATAATTATAATAAGACACCAAACAACAGGAATTTTGTTTGTAAGACCATCAAGTAGTGGGCATTTAGAAGATATTCATGACATATCTATATCTAGTCCTCAAGACAATGATATTTTACTTTATAACAATTCTTCTAGTGTATGGCAAAATGAAAGTTTACAAACTTATTTAAATTCCGCCTCTGTTTCTGCTTATAACGCAGCAAGCGGGTATACAGATTCTCAAATAAATGCTTTAACTACTTCTAATATAGAAGAAGGAACTAATTTATACTTTACAAACCAAAGAGCAATAAATGCAGCAAGTGCTACATATTTACCATTAAGCGGTGGAAGTGTTATAGGTGGATTAACAATAAGTGGAAATCTATACGTTGCAGGGTCTGCAACATATATAGATGCAACAAATCTTAATGTTACAGACTCAGTTATTAACTTATCAACTCAGCAACAACAAGAAGATGTTTTAGATCAAGGATTTACAGCATCTTATGGACAAACTGGAGATACAGAACAAACTCATAAACATAGAGGTTTGGTATATGATAAAAGTGATAACAAATGGAAACTTTTTTCTAATGTATCAGCAAGTTCTATATCTACAACAATAGATTTTACCAACGCACAATATGAAACAATTAAAGCAGGAACTTTTGAAGGAAATATTGATAACTCTAATGTTATAGGATTGTCTGCTACCTACCTTACACAAACAGACGCTTCAAACACCTATTTAACCCAATCAGCAGGATTAACTGCAGCATCTGCTAGTTCAACTTACCTAAGTCAATCTGGGGCATCATCTCTTTATTTAACACAGTCATCAGCATCTAGTTCTTACGTACCACAAAATGCTACTGGTAATGAATATATTCAAGATCAAGCAGCAGCATTATTTAACCATGCATCACATGTAAATGCTTCAGCAACATATGACGATGCAAATAATATAGTTATCATTACTGCAAATGCAGGAGGTGGTGGAGGTGGAGGATACTCCACTATTGAAGATAATGATATTGCTGAAACCCAAAGAACAACGTTAAACCTTGTAGGTTTTAATGTTGAAGATAATGCTGGGGCAACCCAGACTGACGTAACAAACGTATATGGATTAATATATGCAGTAAGTACGTTTAAATAGTACATGGTATAATTTAAAAAGGAGATTATAATGGCAACTACCCCAAATTTTGCATCAACAGTAAGATATAGTGGTGTATCAATATCAACAGCAGACACCTCTCGCACTGCACCAACTAACGTTGGCACAGTTTTTACAGCAGGATCCTCTGGATCTAGAATTGATGAAGTAACAATTACAGCAGCAGGAACATCTACTTCAAACGTAGTTAGATTATTTATTTACACAGGCTCTACTTATTATTTATTACAAGAAATCTTAGCCATCGCAACTACTGCTGGAGCATCTACTCCTTCATATACAACAACAATAGCATTTAACAATTTTGTTTTACCTTCTGGATACTCTCTACGTGCAACTACTCATGCATCAGAAACATATCATGTATCTGCATTTGGTGGAGACTTCTAGGGGGTAGTTCTAATTGAACAAAGGAACCCTTAAAGGTACCAAATTTGACGGTATTTCAACATCGTCTGAAATAAATTCAGAACCTAATGATATTAATGATTTTGATGAAATTAGATATACACTTGAAGGATTTCCAGTTGATAATAGATATAAAACATTAGATGGTATTAATATTGTTAATAGAATTTCTTACTACGATGCAGCAATTTGGACAACACAAACCTCAAACTTTGGGGGAAGTGGTGTTTTTTCCGTTGCATATGGAAATAACCTGTGGGTTGCAGGTGGCGGTGGTGGACAAATAAGAACTTCAACAGATGCAATAACCTGGACAACACAAACCTCAAACTTTGGGACAAGTACTATTAACTCCGTTGCCTATGGAAATGATTTGTGGGTTGCTGTTGGTAATTCTGGGGCATTAAGAACTTCAACAGATGCCATAACCTGGACAACCCGAACCTCAAACTTTGGGACAACTCAGATTAACTCCGTTGCCTATGGAAATAACCTATGGGTTGCAGGTGGTGAGAGTTTGCAAATAAGAACTTCAACAGATGCAATAACCTGGACAACACAAACCTCAAACTTTTTGGGATCAGGTGGCGTTAACTCCGTTGCCTATGGAGATAATTTGTGGGTTGCTGTTGGTGATTCTGGACAATTAAGAACTTCAACAGATGCAATAACCTGGACAAGTAGATCTTCAGGTTTTAATTCAGGAAATGTTAATATTTTATCCGTTGCCTATGGAGATAATTTGTGGGTTGCTGTTGGTAATGTTCCGAATTTATCAACTTCAACAGATGCAATAACTTGGACAACACAAAGGTCAAACTTTACAACTGATATTAACTCCGTTGCCTATGGAAATAACCTGTGGGTTGCAGGTGCTTCAAATGGGGGATTAAGAACTTCAACAGATGCAATAACCTGGACAACCCAAACCTCAAACTTTGGGCAAACAAGTATTAACTCCGTTGCCTATGGAAATGATTTGTGGGTTGCTGTTGGTAATTTTGGACAATTAAGAACTTCAACCGTTAAAAGAGCGGCACCACCATTTATATTTAATAATATTGTTAGAGGTTTTACAAAATGAATAAAAGTAATTTAAGCGGTACTAATAATAATTTATCAGTGTACAAAACTGGAGAAGTAAGATTTGGATATTTTTCACCAGGTCCTGATTGGGTTAAAGCAGACGGTTCTTTAATCACAAATAATAGTAAATTATCTAGTTTATTACAACAATATTTTCCTAGTTCTATAACCTGGACAACCCAAACCCCAAACTTTGGGACAAGTACTATTAACTCCGTTGCCTATGGAAATAGCCTGTGGGTTGCAGGTGGCAATGGTGGACAAATAAGAACCTCAACAGATGCAATAACCTGGACAACCCGAACCTCAAACTTTGGGACAAGTACTATTTACTCCGTTGCCTATAAAAATAACCTATGGGTTGCAGGTGGTGTAGGTGGAAGAATAAGAACTTCAACAGATGCAATAACCTGGACAACCCGAACCTCAAACTTTGGGTCAAGTACTATTTACTCCGTTGCCTATGGAAATAACCTGTGGGTTGTAGGTGGTGATGGTGGACAAATAAGAACTTCAACAGATGCAATAACTTGGACAACCCGAACCTCAAACTTTGGGTCAAGTACTATTTACTCCGTTGCCTATGGAAATGATTTGTGGGTTGCTGGTGGTTCAACTGGGGAATTAAGAACTTCAACAGATGCAATAACCTGGACAACCCGAACCTCAAACTTTGGGACAACTATTATTGTCTCCGTTGCCTATGGAAATAGCCTGTGGGTTGCAGGTGGTCGGTCTGGACAAATAAGAACCTCAACAGATGCCACAACCTGGACAACCCAAACCTCAAACTTTGGGACAAGTGATATTAACTACGTTGTCTATGAAAATAACCTGTGGGTTGCTGTTGGCGATGTTGGACAAATAAGAACCTCAACAAATACCACAACCTGGACAACCCAAACCTCAAACTTTGGGGTAGGTAGTATTAACTCCGTTGCCTATGGAAATAACCTGTGGGTTGCAGTTGGTTCAAGTGGGTTATTAAGAACTTCTGATTTTACGAAAGTTACTATTCCATTTTTAAAAATAGGACCTATTTTTGGGTGGATTAAAAAATGAACAATGGTAATTTTAAAGGTACTAAAAATACAAATAAATACCGTTTTGGTGATGTAATATTTAGATTAACAGAATTAGGATCTCCTGGTCCTGGTTGGATTAGATCAGATATTGTTTATAGTGATACTGATCCAAGAATAAAATCTTTTAAAAATTATAAAGATTTTGAATCACTACATATTTGGACAACCCGAGACTCAGGATTTCTATCAAATGGTATTATTTACTCCGTTGCCTATGGAAATAACCTGTGGGTTGCAGTTGGTTCAAGTGGGGCATTAAGAACTTCAACAGATGCAATAACTTGGACAACCCGAACCTCAAACTTTGGGACAAGTAATATTTTCTCCGTTGCCTATGGAAATAGCCTGTGGGTTGCAGGTAGCAATGGTGGACAAATAAGAACCTCAACAGATGCCATAACCTGGACAACACAAACCTCAAACTTTGGGACAACTCAGATTAACTCCGTTGCCTATGGAAATAACCTGTGGGTTGCAGGTGGCAATGGTGGACAAATAAGAACCTCAACAGATGCCACAACCTGGACAACCCGAACCTCAAACTTTGGGACAAGTGATATTAACTACGTTGCCTATGGAGATAATTTGTGGGTTGCTGTTGGTACTGCGGCATTAAGAACTTCAACAGATGGAACAACCTGGACAACCCGAACCTCAAACTTTTCAGGATCAATTTACTCCGTTGCCTATGGAAATAACCTGTGGGTTGCAGGTGGTTCAAATGGGTCATTAAGAACTTCAACAGATGCAATAACCTGGACAACCCGAACCTCAAACTTTGGGACAACTGATCTTTATTCCGTTGCCTATGGAAATAACATGTGGGTTGTGGGTGGTGCTGGTGTTGGACAATTAAGAACTTCAACAGATGGAACAACCTGGACAACTCAAACCTCAAATTTTTTTCAAAGTAATTTAAACCCTGGTTTAGCGTATATTAACTCCGTTGCCTATGGAGATAATTTGTGGGTTGCTGCTGGTAATGTTGGACAATTAAGAACATCAACATTAACTAGACAATCTCCAGTAATTCCAGCATTTAATAAATATACTCCTTGGATTAAAACTTAATATTGACAATATAACAGCATAATGATATAATTTTATAAAAGAAAGGTTATATGAAACCACATTTTAATGTTGTTTTTGCTACCCCTGGAAAAGGGATGCTGCCAGGTTATGTTAGAAGTTTACTTAAAACTGTAAAAATATTAGAAAATGAAAACTTGTCGTGGAATTATATGACTGAATACTCTTCTTTAGTTTCTCACGCTAGAGAAAAAACAATTGGTGGCACTGGATCTCAAGATCCATCCAATACCCATCCTGGTCATGGAGAATTTACATATGACAAAATTATGTGGATTGACTCAGACATATCTTGGGAACCAATAGATTTTTTCAGACTTTATAATTCAGATAAACAAATAATTTCTGGGTGTTATCAAATAGAAGATAATACAGCAACAGTTTATATGGAACCGCTTGGTCCAGCAATGCCAGCAAAAGAATTAATTAAATTAGACAAACCTTTTAAAACATTTGGGGTTGGGTTTGGATTTTTATGTGTAAAATCTGGTGTGTTTGAAAACATGAAAAGACCCTGGTTTTCTCAAGAAGAAATAGAAGTTAAAAATAAAGATACTGGTGAAATTGAATATAAGTTTCCATTAATGGGTGAAGATCTATCATGGTGTAATAAGGTACAAAAAATGGGTATGGATATATGGGTAGACCCCTTAGTGAGGGTACATCATCATAAACAAATTATTCTTGACTGGACAAATGTAGATGTTGATTGGTCTAATAAGTTAGGGTAATATGAAAATACAATTTGAACCTTTTAATAAAGATACAGAATTATTTTTTAACTGTCCAAAACCAGCAAATCAAGTAATACCAAAATGGTATAAAGATATGCCTATTCATATGGACAATGATAAAGAAGACGGTTTGTCAAAAGATACTAATGTAACTAGTAATTTAACACTTAAGGGATGTTCTCCATTTTTAGATGCAATAACTTCTGGGTATATATTTGAACTACCTTTTGATTTAGAATTTAGAAGAAATGATAAAGGTATGATTAATATTAGATGGGCTACTAATATAGATTTTATCTCTACCCATACCCCAGAACAAGCACCTGGAATACCAGAACCGTTTGGTGGAAACGAAACTTTATTGAAATGGATTCCTGGATGGAGAGTAATTACACCTCCTGGATATAGTTCTTTCTTTACACATCCAGTAAATAGACACGATCTTCCATTTAGAACATTTTCTGGTGTAGTTGATACTGATCTATACGAACTTGGGGTTCAACTTCCTTTTCAACTTCTTAACACTATAGAAAAAGATATTTTTATACTTGAACAGGGAACTCCAATATGCCAAGTTATTCCTTTTAAAAGAGATGACTGGGATAGCGAAAAAGTACCTTTTAATGAAGATGATAATAAAAAGAATATTTTTAAACTTAAATCTAAACTAGTTAGGTCCTACAAAACTCAGTTTTGGAAAAAGAAAAACTATATATAAGGAATAGAATGTCTGAATTTTTACAAAAACCAGTTAAAAACATAAAGAAAGATAGTTATATGCCAGCAATGGGCGGTAGTGAAATACTTAGACAAGGACTATATAAACATACAAACATATCTAAACATAAAGATATAAATATTATACTTTCTACCCCTTCTTATGAAAATGTTAAATTTACTAAAAAAAATATATTGTGGCAACATTTAAGTTATAGTGATTCATCATTAGGTCTATTAAAAGATCCAGGGTTTTTAAAATCTATTGATTCTTGGGTGTATGTTTCAAATTGGCAAATAGAAAAGTTTAGATATATTTATCAAATACCTGTTCATAATGCGTACGTTATTAAAAATGCTATTGAGCCTATTGAATTTATTAGTAAGCCTAAAGGGGATAAGTTAAAACTTATTTATACCTCTACCCCATTTAGAGGACTGGGTATTTTATTAGACGTTATGAGTTTATTAGATAGAGACGATATAGAACTAGACGTTTATTCATCAAATGATATTTACGGATCTGACTATGCGGATCATACAGGAAATGTATATGATGAAATATTTAAAAAAGCAAAGAATACTAAGAATGTTAATTACAAAGGATATGCTAGTAATGAATATGTTAAAAAGGCTTTACAAGAATCACATATTTTTGCATACCCAAGTATTTTTGAAGAAACCTGTTGCCTAGCAATGATTGAGGCTGGTGCTGCTGGCTGTGATATGGTAACCACAAATATTGGTGCACTATACGAAACTGGCTCAGAGTATGCCAAATTAGTCCCAATACAGGCTACTGAGCAGGATATAGTGGCATCTTATGCAGAGGCATTGAATGAAACTATAGATAATTATTGGGGTATAAAAAATCAAGAAAAACTAAAAGAACAATCTGACTTTTACAACAAATACTATAATTGGGAAGATAAAGCAAAGGAATGGAATAGGCTTTTCGACAAAATGTCATAGCCTTAATGCTATAATAAATAAGGGTGAACTTATTTAATGGCAACTAAGATCCAACTTCGAAGAGGATTGTCCTCATCTTGGACTTTTGAAAACCCTGTTCTTTCTAGCGGTGAAATAGGTCTAGAAACAGATACTAATAAACTTAAAATTGGTGACGGTATAACTTTATGGAATAGTTTAAATTATTTTGCTATTCCTTTTATAAATTCAGCATCATCAAGTATTATTGCTTATATTGATAGTGAGATAGGTAGTATTATAGATGCTTCTCCTGCTACCCTCGATACCCTGAATGAATTAGCAGCAGCAATTAATGACGATCCAAACTTCTTTACTAATATTACAAATAGTATTGTTACAGCATCCGCTGCAGCCTATGCCACAGCCTCTGCAAACACCGTAGAACAGATAAATGCTGCCTCAGCAATCTTTTTAACACCAGCAGGAGCATCTGCTCAATTTATACCTCAAAACGCCACTGGTAATGAATATATTCAAGACACAGTAGCACCACTTTTTGTTCACGGTTTTCATACAAACTTAACAGCATCTTATGATGATACAAATAATAGAATTAGACTTAATGCTGCAGCAGGTGGAGATCTTGCCCTATCCTCAGATTTAGAAATTATACCACTTGATGATCTTCAACCACTTTTTGACGGTAAAGAAAATAGATTTTTACCAACTTATCAAAGTGCAAGTGTAGCAATTACAAATCCTTTAAAACTTATGATTTCAATTAATGGTATAATACAATCAGTAGACTTTCCTGAAACTGTCTGGCAGTCAATGATGCCAAGAAGAGGATTTAGGATAGATAACGAAGGATATATAGCGTTCGCAGAGCCAGTTCCAATCGGAGCAACTTTCGATGCTAGAATATTAGCAGGACCATCTACCACAACAAGAACGAGAATATATCCGTTTAAAGCAATAGATATATCCTTGGGAGGATAAAAAAAATATGTCAAGAAAAGTGTTAGAAAGATTAGATTATACTTTCAACCCAGCAACAAGAACTATTGTTATTAACAGTAAATTTATTCCCAGGGAAAAATTAGCATTAATTACTAACGTAACCACTAATCAAGTTATATACAACTTTTCAGACCCATCATTAAAAGCAACTGCTTATACTAATAATATTAACTCGGCAATGGTAGAAACAACAACTATTGTTTTAAATTATAATACTACCTCTATGGCTTCTACCGATAAATTACAAATAATTGTCGATCAAAATGAAGAAATATTTACTCCTTCAGAAGCATTCCTTGATCCAACTAATAAACTTAGAACAACTACACCACAAGCACTTATTGATACCGATTTTGAATATGGTACACAGATTACTAAGTGGGAAAACTTAGCAATGATTAATCAAAGACCTTTTGCTTTCCCTTCATCTATTCAAATACCTAACATTACATCTATGACAATGCTTGCCAACGCTAAAGTAGTCACAGTTGTTCTTGGCTCTGGAACATTTCCAGCAAATGGTACAGCAATATATGTTCAGGATACATTCTTATCTATTGCAAATGGAAACTTTACGATTGAAACTGGTGGAGGTACTGCTTCAGCCACATACACTGCTCGTGCAGCAAACTCTACAGGTGTAACTGCAATTTTTGATAGTAATAAAACCGCAATTTTTCAAGGATCACAATATTCAAGTGCAAGAATAGGTTTAGCACCAACTATGTCTTACTCAGGAACTCAAATTACTGTAACAACAACAGTTCCTCATGGATTATCTATTGGAAATGAAATTGTTGTAATTGGAACAACTGCTAGCACAAACGCACCAAATGGTTCTTTTATAGTAACAACAATTATTAGCCCAACACAATTTAGATATTATACCGCTGCTGCTCCAACTGGAACTTTGGTTGCAACATCAGCATTTATTTATAATCTACCTCAAGGTCAAGTTCTACATAGACCTTTTGATGGTGGAGTAATTTTTTCTTCAAACTCAAGTTCAAATTATGAGCAAATGATTCGCCAAACTCGCCGTTATTTCCGTTACCAATCAGGTAAAGGTATTCAAGCAAGTTCTGGAACAATATTAAAACCAAATCTTCAATTAGATTCAATCACATCAGTTGGATCATTAGTAACTGTTCAAACAAAAGAGAAGCATAACATTCTTCCAGGCACAACAATCATTATTAGTGGTGTTACCGACCCAGCCTATAATGGAACATTTGTTGTTAATTCTGTAACAGGATTTAATACATTTCAATATACAGCATTATCAATTCCTGCTTCTGGAATCGGCTCTGGTCCATACTATGCAGCAATTGATTCTTGGTACGGAGCAGCAAACTCACTAGGAATATTTGATGATCAAAATGGTTTATTTTTTGAATTTGACGGAAGAACCTTGTATGCAGTAAAAAGATCTTCTACTTTTCAACTAGCGGGTAGAGTTAGCGTCACTAACGGTTCAAACACTGTATCACAAACTGTTGCAGCATTTCCAACAATACTTGCAAAACAATTATCACCAGGTGATTTCATTGTTATCCGTGGTCAGTCATATAAAGTGCAAGATATTGCATCAGATACTTCTATGACAATTAGTCCTTCATACAGAGGAGCAACTGCCTCACATGTAATTGTTTCTAAAACGGTAGATACAAAAGTTCCTCAATCACAATTTAATTTAGATAAATGTGATGGAACTGGTCCTTCTGGATACAATTTAGATTTAACTAAAATGCAAATGTTTTATATAGATTATTCTTGGTACGGTGCTGGATTTGTTCGTTGGGGACTTAGAGGTCCAAATGGAAACGTATTTTATGTTCACAAACAAGTAAATAATAATGTTAATAACGAAGCATATATGCGTTCTGGTAACTTACCAGCACGTTACGAATCAATCACATTTCCATATGTAACAACAATTACATCAAGCGTTGGTGCATCTGATACCGTTCTTCCTGTAACAAGTACTTCTGGATTTCCACCAAGTGGAACATTATGTATCAGAGATGCTTCTAAATATGAATATGTTAACTATACAGGATTGTCCGCAAGTGCATTTAGTGGTTTAACTAGAGCACAAGCAGGTATAACAACTGCTGTAACTGTAACAATTACAAGTGGCACTAATAGTGGTACTGTTGTAAGTGCTTCTGGTATTCAGATTGGTCAAAGAGTTGTAAGTGCATCATTTCCTGAAGGAACTTTTGTAACAAATATTGTTGGAACAACTTTAACATTTAGTAATGCAGCAACAGGAAGCAATCCTGGAGATGTGTTATTCCCACCAATGGGTGCAACAACTGGTCAATCATTTACTTTTTCAGCAACAGCACCAGTTGCAGTTGAACAAGCATTCCCAACTTATGCACCAACTATATCTCATTGGGGTACATCTGTAATTATGGATGGAAGATTTGACGATGATAAATCTCTTGTATTTACTTATGGTCAAACAGGATTTACTGGTGTGCCAGCAACTCAAACCAGAGCATTGTTTTCAATTCGTGTAGCACCTTCTATTGATCAAGGAACTGTTGGTGCTTTTGGAGCAAGAGAACTTATTAATAGAATGCAGTTAGTTCTTCGTGCCCTAGATATTACAACCAATACTGCTAACTCAAATCTTTTAATTACTGCAGTGCTAAATGGAACACCTTCTTCAACCACAAACTGGACAAATGCTGTAAATAACGTAACAACAGTTCAAAACTCAAGTCTTGCTCAAATTGCAAACTATGCAGGAGGAAGTACAACTATTTCTGGTGGTGAGATAACTGCTGGTTTCTTCGTAGGATCAGGTGCTAACAGCGTTGATCTTAACCCTGTTCGTGATCTAGGTAACTCTATTTTGGGTGGCGGTGGAGCAACATCCAACGTAAACATCTACCCAGATGGTCCAGACACATTAACAATTGCCGTAACTAACCTAAGCCCATCTGCTTCTGCATCTGTGCTTGGACGTCTATCCTGGACTGAAGCACAGGCATAGGAGGCATTATGCCATTAGATTACTCAACGCATAATGACCCAGAGAACCCATTTGAGGTTTCTTCAATTAGAATTAGTCAGTTTGGTGGTACTGTTAAGGGATTAGCAGAGCCGCTAGTAGATCAGGATGCCGCTACAAAAACTTATGTAGATAACATGGTTCATCCTTTTTTATTGATGGGGGCATAAATGGCTGTAAATTATAGAATTTTAGGACAAGCAAATACTGCTGGTGCTATCACAACTTATAACACAATTGCTGGTCCAGTTGCTACTGGAAGATCTTGGATTGTTTCAACAATTGTAGTATGTAATCAAACAGCAAGTGCTCAAACTTATAGACTTGCAGTATCTGGATCAACAGCACCTTCTTCATCTGAATTTATAGTTTTTGGTTCTACAGTGCCTGCAAATGATACAGTGACACTGACACTAGGTATTACAATGCAGGCTGGTAAATATATAATGGCATCTGGAACAAATAGTGCTATATCTGTATCTGTTTTTGGAACAGAAATAAGTTAACAATGTCGATCAGACGTGCACAGGCATCAGTGTTGTCTGGTATAAATAATGCCGATACAGGTTTTACTGACGGTAGAAATTATTTAAACGATCATTCATATAAAAAAGTATCTGCTGGGTATATACCAACATTTACTGGATCAGTAGTAACACTCATAACAACAACAACATATAATAGACCAAGCAATGTTCATTTTCTTGATATATTTTTAGTTGGTGGTGGTGGAGGCGGTGGCGGTGGATCATCTTCTAACGGAGGAAGAAGAGGTGGTGGAGGCGGTGGTGGAGCGGTAGTACAAGTTAATAAATTTTATATTGGTGATTATAATACATGGCATTTTATTATAGGTGCTGGTGGTGGTTCAGAAGCATCAAATAGTAGTTGTTGTTGTAATGCATGGGGATTTAATGGAATGCCAACATTTTTTACACCTCTTACAAATGTTTTTAGTGATGATACTAAAACAAATTTAGTTGGTATTGATAATACTGATTTAAGAAGAAGTTTAGTGGCACCAGGTGGTGGAGGTGGTGGACACCCATGTGGAAGTTCTGGATTTTGGACTGCAACTGCTGGTGGTCAGGGATCAAATAGAGCAGAGCAATTTCTTTATGGATTAATTATTGGTTCTGATCCACATACTAATAATGCAAGACAACAGTATACTGGATTTGGAGGAAGAGGTGGTCAAGACAGTGGAGGAGTTGGTGGAACTGGCGGTGCTGGTGGTGGTGCGGGCGTTGGAACAACTAATCAAACTGGTGGTGCAGGTAGAAATTTATTAAGTCCATTTTCTGGAGCATATGGTGGTGGGGGTGCTGGAGGTAATGGTACAGGTGCTACTGCTTTTGGTGGTGCTGCATCAGGTAATGCTGGAGCAACCAATACTGGAGGTGGTGGCAGTGGAAGACCTGGTGGTGCTAACGCTGCTGGGCTTGCTGGTGGATCTGGAATAGCAGGGTATAGGGAACACTATTCATTATGAGTATAAGAAGAGTAAATACAAGTTACATACATTCAATTGATAGTAATCAAACATTTGGAAATATAAGATCAAATTATAGAAATGTTTCTGGTGGGTTAGGTAGTCCACAATTTTTAATAACCCCAATTGGTGGTAGTGGTGCATCTGTATGGACAAAACCACCTTATGTTAATTATATAGATATTATTTTAGTAGGCGGTGGCGGTGGTGGCGGTAGTTCAATTGGTGGCGGTGGTGGCGGTGGAGCAGTAACTTATATTAAAAAATTTTTTGTTGGAGATACAAATACTTGGTACTACTATATTGGAGATGGTGGAACAGGTGGAAATGTTGGAAACTGGGATGGTTCTAATACTACACTTGGTGCACAGGGTCAATCAACATTTTTTAGTCCAACCAACACTTTTGGAAATGGTTCAACTACTATCTCAAGTAGTAACTGGAATGCTTCAACTGCTAACTTTCAAGGAATAGGAAATGCTAGAGTTTTAATTTCTCCAGGTGGTGGTGGTGGTGGACCAACAGGAGAGCATGGATTTAGTTTTGGTTCTGGTGGTGGCTCTGGTTCTGGTACTGGAACAACAGATAGAGGAATATTTCACCCACTTGCAAGTCGTACGCGTACTGATTCTCCATCTAAATATGTTCATCCAGGATTTGGATTTCAAGGTGGGGGAGGAAATACAAATTCTGGTGGGGGTGGAGGAAGTTGTAAAGAATTTGGAAGTAATTCTGTAAGTACAACAGTTGGTGGAAATGGAGCAAATGGCGTAGATTTAAGATATATATTGGGTGAAACTTTTGTAAATTCTAGTTCTGCTGTAGCATCTTGCATATTTGGTGGAGGTGGAGGAGGTGCTGGTTCTGGTAGCGGAGGAACTGGAGGTTTAGGTGGTGGTGGAAATGCTGGATCTGCAGGAACTCAAAATACTGGTGGTGGTGGTGGCGGAGGTAGTGGAAAAGGCGGTTCTGGTATTATTATAATTAGGGAGAATACAGGATGAGTGCTAAATTTTTTGCTTTGCTAGATAATGAAAATATTGTTAAATTTGTAACACAAGCAACAGATGCACAATATTTAACTGATACATTTGGTGGAAGATGGGTAGAAACATATATAGATACCCCTAGAAAATTTTACGCTATGCCAGGATATCTATATTTAGAAGAAGATGACAATTTCTTACCTCCAGCCGAGTCTTTTTCAGAAAACCCATTAGATGAAAATGGAAATATAATTGGTTGGTAATGATATAATTAAGAAGGGTGAATTAAATGGCATTTCCAGCAACTTATAATATTGCTTACTATCGTGGAGATCAATATGATTTTATTGTTAACCCAAAAAATCCAGACGGTAGTTCATTTGATTTAGCAGGCTATACTGGTTTATTTATTATAGCAACCGAAAGAGGAGATGCAACTAAATTTATTGGATTTGGTACCGCTTCTGTTAACGGATCTACTGATAGCATTACTTGCAAAATTAATCCAACATTTGGTAATCAATTAACTGGTTCATCATATGTTTATGATCTTGAAATTACAAAAGCATCGTCTTCTACAGTGTATACAATTTTAACTGGATCACTAAACGTTAATCAAGACGTTAAACGAACTGGAGAGTAGTTATGGCTATTAGTCCTGTTATTAGCACAGATGAAATTACGGTAATCGGACCTCCATCATCTATTGATTTACAAGTTGACATTGGTCCAAAAGGCGATCGTGGTAGTTATGTCTTTGCTGGTCCTGGAGAACCTACTGGTGCAGGTAGTGTAGTATTTTTAAACGAAACACCTATAATTGGTGATTTATTTATTAATAGTAACACTGTTGATTTAGATTATGGCTCTATTTATCAATATACCGCAGTTCCTGGAGATGATAGCCAATGGGAATTTATTTTAGAATCTGGCTTAAGAGGTTTACCAGGTGAACAAGGAGTAGCAGGACCATTTACAAACATTACAGTTGGCAGTGTAACAAGTGGTGCTACAGCAAGTGCTTACTTTACTGGAACATCTGGAAGTGCAATTCTTAATTTAATTATTCCACCAGGAGCAACTGGAGCAACTGGTCCAACTGGAACAACTGGGGCAACTGGTGCAACAGGTCCAGCAGGTCCACAAGGTCCACAAGGTCCAACTGGAATTCAAGGTATTCAAGGTGATCAAGGTCCTGCTGGTGAAAGTTCTGAAACAACATTTTTTGATATTCATGATATAGAAATTAATCCATCATCTGGATCTGTTGGATATTATATTTCTTCAGGATCAGTTGCATTTGATTTTGGTACACCAGATGTTTATTATGTAGATGGTGTTGAGTATAAAAATACTGGTACTAGATTAGAATTACTAAGAGGATTATCTTATAGATTTATTGTAGATACCCCATTAAATAATGCTTGGATTAAAGAATTTCCTATTTCTGGAACAGCCTCTGCTTGGACTAGTGGTGTAGTAAACAATGGAATAGATACAGGTAATATAGATTTTAGTGTTCCACTTAATGCCCCTGAAGAATTATACTTAGTTTCAGAAAATGATATTAGAGCACAGATAACATTAGATATAGGAGACCTTGTTACTGATTTTAATTTTGATGAACTTGATTTAACTGAAGTTACCGTAAACTCATCTGGTTCTGTTCTTATAGGAACTTTTGATGCTGAAATTTATAGAAGTGCTGATTTTGCGGTTCAGGTATCTCAAAATAATCAACATAAATATATAAAGGGTATGATAACTCATAATGAAACTAGTTATTTTAGTAATGAATATGCAACTGTTTCTAGTGCTTTTATATCAACTACAATAGGTGCTTTTTTTTCAAGTAATTCTGGTGGATCAAAAATTTTAAATTTATTTATAATTATTCCTACCGCTGGTACTTTGCCAGCAGATGTAAAATGTTTACTTCGCGATAAGGTTCAGGCTTGATATAATGAGAATGGTGAATAAATGGCTGAGTTAATTAGTATTGCTGGTAACTACCCAGCAACAGAGTTTGATACTTTAATTCCTCAATTAACTGATCCTGCTAATATTAGAGAAGCATTTTTAGCCTATCATTTTGGTGTAGAAAACTTTGATGGAAATTCTGATATTCCAGCAGCAGATAGTATTCATGGTCACATAAAGTCATATCAACAATTTTTGGCTAATATTGCAGCCAGTGCTGTACTAACAATTAGTGGAACCTTAGACCAAATAACTACATCCTCTTCTGCTGGCTTTGTAACTGTAGGTCTTCCTAATAATATTATTGCACCAAATAATTTAACCGTAACAAATGATTTAACTGTTAATAATAATTTAACTGTTAACGGAGATATTAATTTAGGTGATGATTTAAATATAACTGGAGATTTATCAGTAACTACTAGTATAACCACCGATGGATATGCTCTTATAAAAGAGGGTGTTAATATTTTTGCTGATTCAAGTGCTAGGGATACCGCTATTTCCTCACCAACTTTAGGGGCAGAAGGGCTAGTAGCATATTTACAAGATAGCAATTCATTATCGGTATTTAATGGATCAACTTGGGAAAATTTAGAGTCACATGGTAGTTTAGGTGATAGAATAGGAGAGGTAGAAGTTTTAGCATTGCTAGGGCTTTAAGGAGATAAAATGGCAAGTACATTCAAAGCATTATTTAGAGGTTTTGCACCAACTAGTGCTAGTTCTGTTTATACAGTACCAGGTGCTACTAAAACTTTAATTACAAATATAGTTGTTGCTAATCAAGATGCTTCAGCAAGAACTTTTACAATAAACTTATATAATGGAATAACAGATATCCCACTAGCATCAGGAACAACAGTTCCAGCAAAAGATTCTGTAATTATAGATGCTAAAACTTTATTAGAAACTGGCAACATCATTAGAGTAGCAGCAAGTGCGTCTGCTCAGGTAGCAATGCATATATCTGGATTAGAACTAACATAACTTGACAATTACCTGATATTCCTGTATTATATACATAAGTTCTTAAAGGAGGACTAATGGAATCAGTACTAAATAAAAAGGTATTAAGTTCAGCACTTAATGCTTTTGTAATTGCACTTGTAACTCAATTTGTAGACTCAGGTGCCGACTTAACCGCTCTAACTGGTGATGCTTTAGGAACAATCCTAAATTCAGCAGTTGCTGCAGCAACATGGGTAGTAATCCGTGCAGTTAATCCAAAAGATGCCAAATTTGGTATCGGTGCAGTAGCAGAAGTTGCTAAGAAAGCATCAACTAAAAAGAAATAATAAGTAATATTAAAACAGATAGGGGTAGAGAAATCTGCCCCTTTTCTGCTATAATTGGTAAAAGGTGATACTATGAGAATCGGTGCTAATAGTGTTGTAAAAAGAACAACATTATCAAATAAAAAATTATCAAAAAGAGTTACTGGTAATTCCTTTAAAGATCTTAATCCTTCTTATAGTGACAATTTTACTTTATTAAATTCTTATTTTGTACCCCTCAGATCTTCAACGTGGTCAGTCTCAAGTAATCAACTAACAACACCTACTAGTGCATCTAATTATCCAATTTTATCTAATTTTGACTCTAGAGCAACTGACGTAATTTCAACAATATCTCTTGCTTCTGCTGGACCTGGTTTTGCATTTTGGTTAATTGATGAAAACAATTGGTGGGCTGCAACTACCTTTTATACATCTGAAAGTGAAGGATACTCAACCGATATTATTAATTGTGGTTGTGTAACAACAAACCCTTGGAGTTATTTTTGTCGAAACCCTGGAGCGTTTCAATGTGGTTGCCAATCTGGACCAACCCAATGTTGTTGTTCTCAAGGGTGTTGCGAACCTCAAGGTGGAGGAACTACATGTTATGCTTGTCCTGGAACTAGACAAAGATATAAGTTTTATGTAAAATTATTTAAAGCAGAGAATGGCACTATATCTGAAGTTACTAATATTTTGTTAAGAAGTTTATGCAGTGTTACTTCTAATAATTCTCCTTGTACCGTTGGAAGTACCGATAATATAAATGGTATTCAGGTTTCAACATCTGGAGATGTTATAACAGTAAGAGCAAGAGATGATGCAAACAATTTTTATGGAACTGCTATATCTTATACCGCTGTAAATCCTAACAAAGGATATAAGTCTGGTATAATTTTTACCCCTGGAAGTACCTACCTATTATCATCAGTAGTTACTAATATAAACTTAGTGGAGCAATAATGAGCAAGTCAAAGTGGGAAATTTGGAAAGAAAAACAACCTGGAGATTATGCACGTCCTTGGGACATGATCAATCCTAAAATACAAAATGTTTCAGACGATACTTTTAAGAAAAGACTTGACATTTGTTTAGGATGTGATAGACTATTTAAGGCTACTCATCAATGTAAAGAATGCGGATGTGTTATGAACTTAAAGGCAAAATTACCACATGCTGAATGTCCATTGGGAAAATGGGGTACTGAAAATGTCAAATGAAGAAGAGCAAGTATTCTTTTCTAGTGAAGAAATATATAAAGATAAAACAGTATTGGCATTTGTAGTAGAAGATGAAGTAGCAGAGATTTTTATTGCTGATGAAAAATTAGGATCAATATTAACAAGTAATCCTAAAATTATAGATATAACAGGAAGAGACTTTTCTATAGATGGTCCAAATCCTGGATGGTTTTATGATGGGGAAATGTTTTTTCCTCCACAGAGACACGAATAGTAAAATATGAGTAGACCTACTATTGGATTTTTAACCTATGATTGGGCTTTTGGATTAAAGCCTATTCAACCAAATGGATGTGCTTGGTATAGATGTTATTTACCACTTCAAGAATTAAAAAAAGATAAATATGAATCTGGTATGGGTATGCCAGGGTATAACGATGAACATGGGTTTGGTATATTAATTCCTGACAAACAAGCAATACATGGTTGGGATATTGTTGTTCTTAAATTAATTATGTTAGAAAAAGTTGCAGAGCAAGTAGATAAAGCAATTGCAATGGGACAAAAAATAGTTGTTGATTTAGATGATCATATGGAAGGTTTGGCTAAAACTAATCTTGCTTATACTATGACAGATCCTCAAAAGAATCCAAATAATAATAGAGAGCATTATTTTAAAATTATAGAAAAGGCTACTGCTTTAATTACGTCAACACCTTTCTTAAAAGAATTTTATGAAAAGAAGCACCCAGATAAACCAATATTTTTAGTAAGGAATGGAATTGATTTAGATAGATGGACACCAAGAAACGATCATTCTGGACATTTGCCAACATATGGTTGGGTTGGTGCTACTCCTTGGCGTAGTGGTGATTTAGAAAATCTTAGTCCATATTTTGGAAAATTTATAGAAAAACAACATTGTAAGTTTCATCATGCTGGTAGTATTATTAATGCTCCAGAGGTAAATAAACAAATAGGATTAGATAAAAAATACTTTACTCATGAACCTATGAAACCAATATTAACTTATCCTGAATTATTTAGAAAAATTGATGTTGGTATAGTTCCTTTAACTAATATAGAATTTAATGATGCTAAGTCTTTTATTAAGGGTCTTGAATATACCGCAGCAGGTATTCCTTTCATTGCTAGCCCAAGTCCTGAGTATGTTTATCTAGCAGAGCAAGGTGTTGGTAGGATAGCAAAGGATGAAAATGAATGGCTACAGCATGCAGAAGAACTACTAAACCCAAAAACAAGAAAAGAAGAAAGAGAAAGAAATAGACAGATAGTAGCCGAAAAGTTTAGTATGAAATCAAGGGCTGCTGACTGGGAAGAAGTATTTGACAAGATTCTTGCGTTATAATTAATACATGGCAAAAATCTTTATATCTGCTTTAGAAGAATTAAACCCTTTAGCAATATCTATAGAAGACTTCTTAAAGAGGCATAGCGGGCACAGGAAGGCTCTTTTTCAGCCCCAGGCTGATCTTACCCTAGAGTTGGGTAAAGAAAGGCAATTAGGTAGTAAAGATCCAGTTGTATATATTTATGATGATAGTGAATTTGTATCTAATATAGGTAAGTCTATTACTGAAAATTTTAGAAATAATTTGATTAATAGTTCATACCCTCAAAATAATGGGAGTAGTAAAGAGTATCTAACTTTAACTATAAATGTATGTAGACAAAATGATTCTATTGATCAGGATAAATATGGAAAAATTATAGGGGAAGCAATAGTTAAATTTTTTAATCCTGAGTATGAAGAAATATTAAAACATCAAGCAGAGCCTACTAATAAAGCAAGTAAAGATAAAACATACTATGATAGAGCCTTTAATCAAGGGTCTACTAGTAATGCTTCTTTAATATTTAAAAAGAAGTCTTAGTACCAGCCTTTATATAATCTAAAATCTAAGGCTTTACATCCATCACCATAAATCAAATTAACGTATTTAATCATTGCATCAATTTGAGCATATGGGTCAGAAGTCTTTTTAGAGTCAACAAGAGCCCAAGTACTATTAAGAAACTGCCCTATACCAAAAGCAGTAGACTTTGGGTTTTGAGCAACTGGATTCCAACGACTTTCTCTATCTACTAATTTAAAGTAGCACTTTAATTCTTTTGCTGGAATATTTTCTTTTAAATAGTGTTGATAGGCTTTAACTGCTAACTCAGATTTAGGATCATTAAATTGTGCCCTAGAACGACTAGCAACAACTGAGTTAGATTCTCTTGCAGTAATTACCCCCTCTAAAGGACTATAGGTGGCTTGTCCTTTTGAGACAGCCACCAAAGGTTCGGCGGTATACAAGGGAGTCTGTCTATCTACATAATTAATATAAGTACCAATAAAAATAAAAGCCAATAATGCTGAATATGCTTTCTTCATAAGTTACCTCCTTGAAGAAGTTTTTTCGACTATTCTAGTATAACCCATAGATTTAAGTAAATCAAGGATTTTTATTATTTATTTAAAATGTGATATAAGTCATGTATGTATATATGTATATATGTGGATAGTATTTAATATATTTTATATTATTTAATATATTATATTTAATCTATTCCCTCCCTATCCACCCATCTAGTTTATACTTGATTTTTATATTTGTCAATAGTATCTTTAATAATTCTTTCAGCATTGGTTCCTGGAGAGAACGTTGAATTACAAGTCTTGCAATCGAAGTATACCTCATCTGACTGTTTAACTTTTAATATTATTACATGATCCATAATATCTTCGTTAAAAGGACAGTTTATTGGATTGGCTTTGCCCTTACTTGCTAGTTCTGTGTAAAAGTGAACTTCTTGAACAGTTAACATCTTGACCCTTCCTTAAAACTCTAGTACAATGATATCATTACTCTTAAAAAAAATCAAAGGAAGTGTTTTATTAATG